AGATATATAATGTGAACTATTTAAATGATTATCGGAGTAATTAGTGACCCCTTATAAACTATTTCACGAAGGAATGTTAGCATTATCTAAAGCCAGCAAAATAGGCTTCAGGATAGATGAGGACTATTGCAGAAATAAAATAAAGGAATTAGACAACAAAGTAGAAGAAATAATTAATGAATTAAACCAAACCGAATTTATTCAAAAATGGCAAACCATTGAAGGAAATAAATTTAATATGGATAGCACACCACAGTTATCCAATTATCTATACAACCACCTAAAACTGACACCACCAAAGAAAACAGACACAGGAAGAGGCAGTACAGATGCTCAAAGTTTAGAAAAATTAGGTATTCCTGAATTAAAGCAAATGGTTGAAATTAAAAAAATTAGAAAAATCAGGGATACCTATTTACAGAACTATTTAAATGAATCAGTTAATGGTGTTTTACACCCTAATTATAATTTAAATAATGTTGTTAGTTATCGTGGAAGTTGTAACAGTCCTAACTTAACCAATGTTAGCAAAAATAATGAATTTGCTCATAAGGTTGTTAGAAATGCTTTATTTCCACGCAAAGGGCATCAATTAATGGAAATAGATTATGTTTCATTAGAAGTGATTATAGGGTGCTGTTTACACAAGGATAAAAACATGATTAAGTATTTACAAGACCCTAAAAGTGATATGCACTCTGATATTTCTAAAGAGATTTATTTAATGGATATTGACAAATCTAATCCTATTCATTCTAAATTAAGATTTTTCTCTAAAGGTGGTTTTACTTTTGCTCAAAATTATGGCAGTTATTATGTAAATTGTGCCCAAGATTTAGCAAGAGATTTAGAATTACCTAAAGGTGTTTGGGAAAAAAATGATGGTATAATGATTTCTGATAATAAAACTATTTGTGAATATTATATTTCAAAAGGAATAAAAAACTATAAAGATTTTGAAAATCATATCAGGAAAGTAGAAGATCACTACTGGAATAAAAGATTTTATACCTATGGTAAATGGCGTGATAGAGAATGGGAAGAATATAAGAAAAATGGTTATATGGTTAGCCCGTTAGGATTTAAGTACCAGGGAATAATGACCAAAAAACTTGTGATTAATTATAAAACACAAGGGACGGCTTTTCATGTACTGCTTTGGTGTTTAATTAGATTGACAAATATTTTTGAAGAAAAAGGATTTGATAGTAAAATAATAGGTAATATCCATGATAGTATAGTGTTTGACATTAATCCTGATGAATTAGAAGAAATAAAACCTATTATTAGACATGTTATGACTAAAGATATAAGAGATGAATTTGATTGGATTATCTTAGACTTGGATATTGATGCTGAAATTAGTGGGGTTGATAAGTCTTGGTATGAGATGGAAGGAATGGAAATATGAAATACATGGGGAGTAAAAGACGAATAGCGAAACATATTATTCCAATCATGCTAAAACATAGTAGAGACGGACAATTCTTCTATGACTGTTTTACAGGCGGGGGTAATTTAATTGAAAACATACCAACTAATCTAAAGAGAGTTGGTATAGACATAAATATATTTGCAATAGAAGCATTAAAATTTATACAAACAAATGTGGATTTATTACCTAAAAATAAAACACAATTCAATGAAATTAATTACAATAATGCTAAAAATGATTACAAAAATGGAAACCATGAATTTAAATATGAATTAGGTTATGTGGGGTTTGCTCTTTCTTATGGTGGTAAGTTTTTTGGTGGGTGGCGTAGAGATAAAGAAGAGAAAAGAGATTATGTTTTAGAAGCCTATAAAAATGCTCGGAAACAATCTAAAAAAATACAAGATGTTTTATTTTTTTGTTATGACTATAAAAAATTTAAATATCAACCAAACAGTATAATATATTGCGATCCACCATATCAAAATACAACTAAATATAAAGATGATTTTAACTATAATAAATTTTGGGATTGGTGTAGAAAACAAATTGAACACAATCAATTAGTTTTTGTTTCTAAATATACAGCACCTGATGATTTTATTAGTATTTGGTCTAAAGAATTAGTATCTTCTTTAGATAAGAATACCGGAAGTAAAAAGGGTATAGAAAATTTATTTGTACACAAAACCCAATTGGAGAAATTAAAATGAAAATAAAAATTATTTGCCCTCATTGTAAAAAAGAAATAAATAAAAATAATATTGGAAATTATTCTGATAGTGTGTTTTATGGTATGAATTGTGTTTTTTGTCATAAATATTTTAGATATTTTACAAAAATCAATATTGAAGTGGCAACATTTAAAACAGATAAAGAATTACAAGAAAATTGGGAAATTTATATTGAAAAATATAGGAGTACTAAATGAAAGATATAACAGTAAAAGAATTAGTTGATAAAAAAGTAGAAATAGAATCCTATTTGTTTGAGGAAATAACCAATCTTTTGTTAAAATTCCAAAAAGAAACTGGATGTGATATTAAAAATATACATATTATGATGAAAGAAGTATATAATGGGATGTTTTATTATAGTGATCGAATGACTTCTTTAAGATATTGTATAGAGGATGTTGGGATTGATATTGATTTGCAAGATTTTTAAAAATAATTGTTGTTTTTTTGTAAAATATATTTTAAATTATAGATAATTAATAAAGGGGTTATAAATGTTAGATTATATTAAAGATATGGAAATTGACGAAAATGCTTTAGATGTTGAGTGGTTGAACCAACCAGAATTGGCAAGGAAATACGGTAAACACCTAACTGAATTAAACCAAATAATGTTGAAAGCTGATGAAAAAGTAAAGACAATCAGATCGGAATTAATATTAAAAGCAAATGAAATTGATTCAGAACAAGTATTCAATAAGAAAAAACCAACTATGGCGGATATTGAGGCCTACTATCGAACTCAACCAGAATATATAGAAGCTAAAGAAGCGTATTTAAAGTCTAAAGAAGAATATGAATACACTGAAGTAGTAACTAATGAAATCAGATTTACCCGTAAAAATGCTTTAGAGCAGTTAGTATTGCTTTATAATGGCAATTACTTTGCAGGGCCGTCAGTACCCAGAAACTTATCTGAAGAAAGAAAAAGTATTAATGTCAAATTAAATAGGAAATAAAATGATTATTCAATTCTATAAAAAAGATAAAGTTATCTATGAAATAAATGGTAAACATGGCAGTTATTCCGTTAACCATTATGGTTGGAAAACAAAGAAGGATAAAATTGTAAAAGAAGTAGTAAAATATTGGGGTATAACTAAAACTGTATATTTTGGAAAAGTTTCACAATGTTTAAGATATATTAAGGATTGTAAAATTAGTGACAAAGATAAACAAGATATAAAAGGAGTATTAAAGGAAATTAAAGAATTTTCAAAAGAAGTTGATAAAATTAAAGAGTTTAAGAAATAGGAGAACAAAATGAGTAAAAGTAGATTTGTTGGAAAAGTAAAGAAAAGTGTTAATAATCAGGATAAAAAAGATGTATTTGGGTATATTAATTTACCTGAAAATATGGATTTTTTTGATCCCATGAAATGCAGGCCTAAAGACAAAAATATTTGGACAGTTAATCTTGATTTTTTTCCTTATGAAGTAACCAATGAATTTCACCAAGATAAAGATACAGGAACTGGTGCAGCATTGGTTGGTGAAGCTTGGTTTAGGTCTATTGTCATGGTTCATAATAATGTGAATAAAAAGAAGGAAATTTGTTTAAAAACATTTGGTAAGGCATGCCCTATATGTGATTATCAAAGGGATACTTTAGATAAAGGTGCAAAATGGAAAGATGTGTCCCATCTTAAACCAAGTAAAAGAGATGTTTTTATTGTTGTGCCTATTGATGATGAGTATTATGAAGAAAAACCTTATATTTGGGATATGAGCCAATATAATTTTTCAAGGTTACTGCAAGAAGAATTGGCTGATACACCGGAAAATGAAGTGTTTCCTGATCTTGAAGAAGGATTAACCTTAAAAATCAGATTTTCTACGGGAGAATTTGTTACAGGAAATAAAACAATTAATTATCCCGAAACATCACGTATTGATTTTATTAAAAGAAAAAAACAGTATTCATGGGATATGTTAGAAGAAATGCCAAAACTTGATGATCTATATATTGTAAAAGATTACAAAGACCTTGAGGCGGAATTTTTTCAAACTGAGCAATCCCATATTACCGAAGAACCTGAAGATGAAGAAGAGGAAACACCCCAAAGAAAAAAGAAAACTTTAAATGAATGTCCTTATGGCCATACTTTTGGGGCTGATGCCGGCACTAAAGAAGAATGTACTGAATGTGAAAAACTTGATGAATGTATTGATGCGGGGTAATCATGTCTAAGTATAAAGGGAGTAAAAAGGTTTTGGGGGTATTTTTACCCCAAAACTTACTAAATTGTCTTGATATACTTGCCTGTGGCTATCGTATGTCTAAACAATCTGTAGTTGCTGAATTAGTTAAGAAAATCAGGTATAAGAATAGTAATGATAAATTATATACTGAAAGTGCCAAAAGACTACTAAAAGAATTTAATATTATTAAAATGAAAAAATTATATTCTGAAACTTGGACTTTACCTAAACATATAAATCAGCATTTTGAAGATTGGAAAAATAATGTTTATCAAGATTTGGTTAAAAAACATATTAATGAAGAAGTTATAAAAAAAGTGATTGATAAATTAGAGGTATTATGGCAAAATCAATGAAAGAACAATTAAAAGAAAGCGTAGATAAAGAACCTAAAAAGAAAAAAGAGTTGGATGGAAATACAGAAACTATGATTAGTACAGGTTCTACTTTGTTGGATTTGGCTATTAGTGGCGGTAGGGTAAGAGGGGGGGGGATACCATCAGGAATATTATGTGAAATATTCGGGCCAAGTGGTTCTGGTAAAACAGTTTTGTTAAGTGAAATTGCGGGTGCTATTCAAAGACAAAAAGGTAATTTAATTTTTGCCGACCCAGAAGCCAGGCTTAATAAGGTTTTCGCTTCTATTTTTGATTTAAATATTAATGATATGGGGTATAAAATACCAAATACAGTGCCAGAATTATTTAAAGAAGTACATGATATGGTTGGGAATGATGACATTGTTAATGGTATTGTTGCAGATTCATTAGCTGCCTTATCTACTGATATGGAATTAAGTGATAAAGGTGATAAAATGGGCATGAGGAGGGCTAAAGAATTTAGTGAAGAATTAAGAAAAGCATGTAGAATTATTCAAAATAAAAATTTATTAATGGTTTGTTCAAATCAAGTGAGAGTAAATCAGGATGGTGGGCCCTTTGCACAAAAATATATTAGTCCAGGTGGTGAAAGCATTGGTTTTTATTCCAGTGTTAGATTAAGAACTTTTAATCCAAGAAAAATAAAACAAAAAATTAGTGTTGCAGGAAAAATAGTTGAAAGAGTTAGTGGTGTTGAAACTTTAATAGAAGTATATAAAAATAGTGTATGGGAACCTTACCACAAAGCAAGTATCGTGATTGATTTTCAATACGGTATTGATAACATCAGAACAAATTTACAATATTTGAAAGATTATACAAATATTTCTATTTATTCTATTGGGGATTTAAAATTAGATAGAAGTATGGAAAAATCAATTTTGATGGTTGAAGAAGATAATTTGGAAAATAAATTAGAAAATACAGTTATTGATTTATGGGAAGAAATACAGAAAAAATTTACTAAAAATGAAAGAAAACCAAAGAAGAGGAGTTAATCATGGCTTGGTACATACTATCAGGTTCAATATTTTGTTTTTTATTTATTGAAATATTAAAGAATAATACTCCTATTAATATTCCCGATGCTAATATATATACGGCTGGTTTCATGGGGTTTATAGGGGGGTTATTATTTGCTTTTTCTATAAATATGCTTATAAAGTTAAGTATTTTAATTTGGGGGGTATTTTGAAAAAGAAACGGATAAAAGTACAATCAGCTAAAGCCAAGGGAAGGAATTTACAAAAATTAATTGCTGAAAAAATATCTAAATTAACTGGATTTGAATGTGGTAAAGATAAACCAATAGAATCGAGACCAATGGGGCAATCTGGTACTGATGTTAGATTGGAACAAAGTGTATTAAAAAAATTTCCTTATAGCGTGGAGTGTAAAGCTCAAGAAAAATGGTCTATACATAAATGGATAGAACAGGCACAGGAAAATTTGTTACCCAATACTGATTGGTTATTGGTGGCTAAAAGAAGTTATCAAAAACCAGTAGTTATTTTAGATTTAGATTGTTTTTTTAAATTATTGGATAAGAAAAAGAAATGATTAAATCCCTAAAAATAAAAAATTTCCAATCCCACAAAAATTCTGAATTGGATTTCCATAAAGGATTAAATATAATTTCAGGGAGTAGTGGGAAAGGAAAAACAGGATTATTGAGAGCATTAAAATTCAATCTACAAAACAACCCTTCTAATGAATCTATACATTCTTTTTGGAATACTGATACAAGTACATTTGTAAATATAGATAATCATACAATAGAAAGAACAAAAACCAAATCTAAAAATTATTATAAATTAGATGATGAGACATTTACAGCGATAGGTAGAAATGTTCCAGAAGAAATAGAATCTATAATTAATATGAACAATACCAATATTCAAAATCAGCACGATTCTCACTTCTTGTTTTCAGATACTCCTGGAAATGTTGCTAAGCATTTTAACAAAATAGCAAATATAGATTTAATAGATGTAGTAACCAAAAATGTAAAATCAGGTAAAACACAAGTAAAAAGAAAAATTGAAAATTTAAAAGAAAATATAAAAGCCACAAAATTAGAATTAGATAGATTTAAAGATTTAGAATATTTGGAAGATCAATTAGAAGTATTAAGAAATAAAGAAAATGAATTTAAATCTAATCAAACAACCATCAAACAAATAAAATCCACAATCGAAAGGATGGGGGAATTAGAATCTAAGATAAAATTATTGCCAAAATTAAATAAAGTTTATGGTACAATTGTTGAATTATTAGACATTTTAACAAAATCCAATCAAATAACAGTTAAACAAACCAAAATTAAAGGTGTTTTAACCCAAATCGAAAATACGGTATCTAACATTGATTCTAAGAGCAAAAAAGCAAAACTTGATACATTGGTCGAAAAATTAATTTTAAGCCGTAAGAATAGCCGAGAATTAACCGAAATTTTAGAAAAAGGATCGAAACTACTTGATAGTATTAAAAACAAAGAATTTAATATAAAAGAAGCAAAAAGTAAGATTGAAAAATTAAAAAATCAAGTAAATAAAATAGTAGGTAGTATTTGCCCTATTTGTGGAAATGAAATAAAGGAGTTGAAATGATAAAACCTGATTTTATCATCACTGCTGACCTACATCTCAGGGAAACCAAACCTATTTGCAGGACTGATGATTTTTTTATTACCCAATTAGATAAATTAGATTTCCTTAAAGCATTACAAAGAGAATATGATATACCAATCTATTGTTCCGGAGATATATTAGATAGTTGGAATATATCACCTTCATTTATTTCTTCTTTGATTGATTTTATGCCTAAAATAACCACTGTATGGGGGAATCACGACTTACCTTACCATAACCTTAAAAACAAAGAAAAATCGGCTCTATGGACACTATACAAAGCAGGAAAAGTAGATTTTTTCAAAGATGGGCATTGGAATCAAGATTTAAATGATTGTAGTGGTATAGAAATAAACGATAGAAAAATATTATTTACACACATTATGACATGGAAAAATAAAAAACCATTTCCCCAATGCAATGATTTGTCAACCAAAAATTTATTGTTAAAATATGATTATTTTGATTGTATTGTTACAGGACATAATCACCAACAATTTAAAGATGAATTAGATGATAGGATTTTAATAAATCCAGGTAGTTTTACAATTCAATCTATTGCTGAATTACATAAACCCGCTGTATGGTTATATTATTCAGAAACAAATACTGTAAAATCTATTTATTTACCTTTTGATGAATCAAATATTACTGAAATACATAAAATTAAAAAAGAAAATAAGGAAAATAGATTAAATGCTTTTATTGAAAAAATAGGGAATGATTGGGAAATTAATTTGGATTTTAAAAAAACAATTAGTAATATTATTAACAAACAAAATATTGATAAAAGAGTTGAAGAAATTATTATGGAGGGAATGGAAGATGAAACAATATACTGAAAAAGAATTAATGAAAATTAAGAAAGATATTGAAAAATCTAAGGAAGAACTTAGTGAACATAAAGGGCAGTATTCCTATTTGAAAGAAGAAATTAAAAAACAATTTGGTTGCAATAATGTTCAGGAATTAATAGATCATTTGAATAATATTGAAACTAAAAATGAAAGTTTACAAGTGGAAATAAATAAACTGTCTGAAAGATTGACAGATGAATTAAATAAATTATAAACAAATCTTAAAGGAGAAGTAAAATGGATTTTTCAAAATTAAGTAAAGAAAGTTTAAAAGAAATGAAAAGCCAAATTGAAGATGCTTTAGTGGAAAAAGAAAGTATTATTGGTAAAGACATAACATGGAAAAAAGCAATTACATTAATGGAAAAGGAAAGTACACATGATATTTTGGGTAATTTTTTTGTTGATAATAATAATTCGGTGTGTTTTAACATGAGAATTAGTAAACCATTTTTACATTATATAAAATGAGTTATAATAATTTTAAAAGTAAATTAGATAGGTTTAAAGGCGAAAAAGAAAAGAATCACCGCGACCTTAAAAAATATTTAGGTGAATTAACCCATTACAATAAAGAATATAAATATTATGAACAAGCCTTAGAACTGATTAAAATAGCAGCTAAGGAAACACAAAATAAACTGCAATATCATATTTCAGATATTACTTCTTTAGTTATGGAATCTATATTTGATGATCCATATACAGTTGATATTGATTTTGTTGAAAGACGTAATAAAACTGAATGTGATATTAAGTTAATCAAAAATGGAAACTCTATTCACCCGTATGAGGGTATTGAAGGTGGGGGCTTAGATGTGGTTAGTTTTGCTCTTAGAATAGCCTCCTGGTCTATGCAGAACCCTAAATCAGCAAGGATAATGATTTTAGATGAACCGTTTAAACATCTCAACATTCCTAATCCTGAAAGAGTTGGTGAAATGCTAAAAGAAATAAGTGATAAATTAGATATACAAATTATAGTAGTTACCCACCAAAAATTTCTATTAGATTATGCTGATAAGGGATTTTTAGTAGTTATGAAAGATGGTGTGAGTAAGGTGGAGGAAATATGAATATATTAAAATTAAATGATTTAACAATCAATAAACCATTTTGTAAAGATGAAAAAATAATTAGACAGAGAAATGTTTATGATATTTGGTATATTTCTAATGAATTTAGTGATGATAATTCTAATAAATTTTATAAATTATTTTTTGAAGATACTTTTATATGTTTCCTATGTAAAGAAGAAATTAATTATTTAATTGATAATGGATTTATTGAAATAAGGAGTATTAAATGATTATCTATTTAGAATTAGAAAATTGTCATATAGTGGGGACAGACCTATGCGATTATATAAGATTTGGTAAATATAATTGGTATCAAATTATGGGTAAAAGAGTAACACCTTGTTTGGGGTCTTTATGTAGGATATTAGAACAAAAATTTAAAAGAATTATGTAAATAAATTATTTATATACTAAATTAAGTACTACAAAATAAAAACCGTGTGTATAATATAATAAAAGCACACGGTTTATCTATTTTAGGAAGGGAATTTTATTCTATTTTTTTAGTTTTTTCCTTATTTTTCTCAAAATTAGCCTTTTCAATCCTAATTAATTGTAACTGAGAAGTCATGTACAATTCTTTAAGCTTTAGGTTTTCTTCAATCAATTTTTGATTTTGTTCTTTTAGTTGTTTTACTTCTTTAGACATGATTAGTCCTTAATTTTGGGGGTTGCATTTCATAAAAGTAAATAAATTCCCATTTTTAAAGATATATAATTCTAAATTTTTTTCGTAATGGAAATTAATTTCTACATAAATAGTTTTTTCAACATATTTTTCATCTACAAAAAATTCATTAAATATATATTTTTTATTTAATAATGGGCTATATACATAAGCAGAAAATTTATTATTTTTAAAATTTTCTATATTTAGTGTAAAATAACCACCCAAAGGCTCTATTTCCGACCATACATAATCTACGTTAGGTGTATTTACACTAGAAAAATTTTCGGCACAATTAACTAACAAAAAAATCAGCATTAAAGTAAAAATATTCTTCATTTTATTTCTCCTTTTTAAAGTTAGTTAAAATTTACTACTTATATTATAAAAAGTCAAATTTAACTTATTATATTTCCATTCCATAATAAATCACCACTGGAATTAACAGATAAAGTACCCCCATCTAATTCAATAGTTTGGCAGTCAATATATCCGGGAACAGAAAAATTCATTTCGGTTCTTCCACTTACAGTATTAATTATTTCTAAAATAGTAGAATTATCTGATGTTTTTCTTATTATAGCAGGATTAGATTGAGCATCTACGGCTTCACCAATAAAAATATCTTTACTTCTTAATCTGTCAGCGGCCCATATTTCACCAGTGGTATATATAGTTTCCTGTTCACCATACAAACTTATTTTATTAGATGGTGAATCTGAATCATAAAAATCAATAGAATTATCTGAATCATTTAAAACAACTCTTTTTCCACTACTACTAGTTTGAATTGTAGCACCTGTAATACTACCTGTTGCTGTAATATCTTGAGCAAATAAATTATCCACATCAATTTCATTGGCCGTAATTGTTCCTGCAGCAATTTCATCAGCAGTAATTGTGCCGGCAGCAATTTCATTGGCCGTAATTGTTCCTGTAGCAATTTCATCAGCAGTAATTGTGCTGGCAGCAATCTCATTGGCCGTAATTGTTCCTGTAGCAATTTCATCAGCAGTAATTGTGCTGGCAGCAATCTCATTTGCTGTAATTGTATTAGCAAAAATTTCATTGGCAGTAATTGTGTCGGCGGCAATATAATCAGCAGTGATCATTTTACCTATACCACCACGACCACCGAATACCTGAAATTCTGCTAATTTATCTGTATCAGAATTAATATCTGCAACACATAATAATATTTTTCCTTGCCCTATCGCTGTTGTTTCAGAGGATGTTGTTTGTATAGATGCAGTTCCATTATAATAGAAAAATGTCCTCCCTGTTATTGTTTTTATGCCTCCATTAACAATGGAAGTAGATTCACCATTACTAAAAGTAATATTACCATTAGTAAATTTAATTTGATTGTAGGCTTCAGCAGTGAAATCAATATTTGTAGTCCACCCCAATATAGATTTAGAAGTACCACTACTAGGATTTATAATATTACCATTTCTAACAGTTACAGAATTAAATTCAGCATCCCCATTATAATCTACCCGCCAACCAGCACTTCCGGTAACAAAATTATACGATTGTAATATACCATCCGAACCACCATCCCCGATAGTTAATATTCCTGTTACATTAGCATTTGTGGCAAATAAATCATCTACATCAATTTCATTAGCAGTAACACTACCTGTAATTAAATATCCACCATCAATTTGAGTATAATCCCTAATCCAAGAACTTCCACTATAGGTATAAGGCTCATTATCATTAGCCGTATCTATCCATTTATCCCCCTGCTGCAAAGCATTACCCGAAGGTCTTGTGGTAGGTTCGGTAGCGGAATACATAGTAGCACCAAAATCTGTATCTGCTGAACCACCTGTTATGTTCACTTCACCTGTCAAGTAAACATTTTCAGAGTATAAACCATACCCAGACATTGTGGGGAATTCTGATATTAAACCTGTCAACCCATCTAATTTACCTAATCTTACCTTTATTTTATCGGGATTTATGTAATCATAACCAAGAATATCATTAGTTGAATTTACACCATCCAACACATCAATAAAAGGGCTACCATAAAAATCAGATGCTATTAGAATAGAATCCTGTCTATCTGTATCAGTGGTATTACCGCGTCTAATAAATTCCATTCCTTCTTTATAACTGTTTATTACTTCATTAATAATATCCAGTGGCAATGAAGTAGTGGTCGCAAAATTAAGTACATAAGTATCACCACCGTATTCAGAAGAGGGTAAAACTTCATCAACTACAGCTAACAAATTATAAACAGAAGTTTCAGTGCCATCTAAAGCAAAATCCAATCTACCTGATTCAATAATATCACCAACTTTAAAACCAGGGCCGCCTGTTTCAGTTTCTATTTCCCATTGTGAAGTATAAATGTTGATATTTTGTCCTACTTCTGAAGTTAATTGTATAGTGTTTATATCAACTAAATCCACAGGATTAGCAGCAATTACATTACTTGTAACGCTAATGGTACTTGGTGAAATAGTATCTGTGACAGTGGGTGTTATTACATTGGACGTTGTGGTTGTTTGTGGTAAAGTTAAATAATCACTTATTGTAGGTGAGGAAATATTTACATTAGTGCTTACAGTTTCTGATTTTGTGATATTTTTGTCTGATAATGTTATATTTAATTCAGAAGTTGTAAAATTTATTTTATTAAACACTATATCAGTAATAGAAATATCAGATACATTAGAAGTAACCTGCACAGTTGGTATAGTTATTTCTACTGTCCCTGTGGCTTCAACACTGACATTACCTACATTGGTATTTACGCTTTTGGTAGGTAGGTTGATTATATATTTACCTTCAGATAGTATTGTACCTAATATTTTGCCTAATTGCATTTAAATTATTTCCTCTATATAAACATTTCCTGTCTATTAACTACTTTTAATTCTGTATCAATTACCAAACTATGTTTTAACCCTAATAAAATATCAGATAAGGTCTTATCACCACTTGCTATACAACTACCTTGCGTATCATGCTTATATTCAAAAGGTCTTTTATCTTTTATTTGTTCAACTACACCACGTTTTAATAATAAAAAACCAGTTGGAATAAACTCTGACTTCAAATACCTATCATCTATCTTATTAACCTGATTGCCAATAATAGGTGTAATTTTACCATTGTTATTTTTGTTCATCAGGGCAGACATAACAGGATGTTTAAATTTAATATCTTTTACACTGAATTGAGGATTAGCATAATTATTCATCAGTAACCAATAATCAGCATCGGATTGCAGAAAAGCATTAAGGCAGGCCATTTTACTTGCTTCTCGTGGTTTCACTTCAAATAAGGTAAACTTAATATTATTTCTAAGTAACCACATTATGGTTTGGTTAGAAATAAATCCATTTGTATTTATTGTTGCATGAATTTTCATCTTGTATTTGTGTCTTTTAATTATAATTTTTTATTATTGCTTCAAAATTAACACTGGCACCGCTTGCTACAATACTCACACTATCAGTAACTTCATTTGTAATCGGTGAATCGTTTTGGTCATAAGTTCCGTTGTCTGTGGTAATTGTTACTGTTCCCGCTGTATAATTTTGTATAATAATATCAACTTTTTGGTCTGTTGCCTCATCAATAGCATTCCATGTTTCAGCAGATGTAAATTCATGGTGAAGAAGTTCTTTATAAAAATCCTCAGACAATTCTCTATAAATTATATCTATTTGGGAGAATGGTAAGTAATTATCATGTATGTAGATTTTATCTGCATTATAATCACAACTAATTAGATTAGTTCCATCATAGGTTAAGCCAAAAGGAAGTGTTGAAGGACTGCTGAAACTATCTATTATTGTAGATGTTTTTCCATCATGTATGTAGATTTTATCTGCATTATAATCACAACTAATTAGATTAGTTCCATCATAGGTTAAGCCGGAAATATCCATTGAAGGACTGCTGAAACTATCTGTTATTGTAGATGTTTTTCCATCATGTATGTAGATTTTATCTGCATTATAATCACAACTAATTAGATTAGTTCCATCATAGGTTAAGCCAGAAGGAAGTGTTGAAGGACTGCTGAAACTATCTGTTATTGTAGATGTTTTTCCATCATGTATGTAGATTTTGTCTGTACCATCATCACAACTAATTAGATTAGTTCCATCATAGGTTAAGCCAAAAGGAACTGTTGAAGGACTGCTGAAACTATCTGTTATTGTAGATATAGGGAATTTAGAAATATTCTCCAGATCAATTCTTTTCAATACTTTATTAGCAATACTATTTACTTCCACATAATCCTGTTTTATATCCACATCGCCATCAATAGTAACTGATTCAACCAAAGAATCGGTATTGATTGGTGTCCAAGTTTCACCATATTTTAGTTTTTTGGATAGGGCTTGTGTACCACCCCCGCTTGAAACTTTATCACTTAATTTAGACATTATCGCACCTCCCATTGTGTGCCATTATATATGAAATAAATTAGATAATCAGATACATCACAAGTGAATGTAGCAGCACCATCTATATTATTTCCATTTCCACTTACTATTAAATTATCTGTTTCCCAATTACCTGTGGCATCATTTACTATTACCATGTCCCCATTAGAAGGACTTGAAGGTAATGTCAAAGTAAACCCACCGCTTGAAGTAGAAGTATCAGTATTTATCTTTTCACCTCTACTTGCAGTATAGTTTTCATCAATAAACGTAAAAGTAATCAATTCATCTATGTTATGTTTAAGCCATCCCTGACCTATTTTAACATCATTAGATGAACTGAAATCCACAGCATTTGTATCCTTTTGCGCTCTTTCTATCGTGAAAGTATCGGTTGTTATATCAGTTACCTTTACAATTTCAGCCTTACTATTTTGATACGCTTGAGAACTATCTATATAACTTTCATAGTCCCACAAGACAGCAAAGAATGGTGTAGCGGGGAATCTCGCACCCTCCCCTGTTTGAACACCAAGACTAGTAGCAGTAGAATTTATACCACTGGTCAGTGTTGCATAAGCAAAATTATTAAATTGTTCCATAATTAACCTACACTAATTCCAAAATTTCATTCACATTAAATTGAATATCACTTCCGTTAGTTGTTTTTGGTAATCCACTTGCAGTATCCACTTGTAATATGATTTCACTATCAGCGTCATTTGTTCTTTCAATGTATAAACAGAAAGTATCAATAGTACCAGCATCAATACCGGAAAATATTACATCATCAATATCCCAGGTAGCATCATTACCACTATCATCTTCTGTAAATGTTGAACCTGTCACTGTTTGTCTTGAATAACCAGTACCAGATAATTCATTTGCAGAAATATCATCAACAAAATCATCATCAGGATCAACCGTGTGTGTTTCATTCAATAACATAGCTTTTATTGTTTCCCCATCTAAATATGCTTTCAGCATTTCCTTTTTTGCATAATTACTCATTACATTAGCCATAATTTATTCTCCTTTATTTTTGTTTTGCTGTTCTAACTTTACCTGTACTTGTTACAAATACATTTCCGTTAGTTGCCCTTATTTGCTGCCTTAAAAATTCTTTAACTGATAAAACACTTCTCACTCGCATTTTATCTACTTCTAATGTAGTTAAACCATTTTCATCTATACTTAAATCAAATCCATATCCATCTTCCAATCCCGTTTTAAATCCCGCTATAATTACTTTTAATACTTCTTGTAATGTTTTATCTGATATGACGTTTAAAACTTCCCTTAATTGTTGTAAATCTTCTAAAGTTTTATCGGGTAATTGAGATTCAGATTGTAATTGCCCTATGGCTTTATCTAACTTAGCCCTACCTAAATTATCTAATCCGGATAACCTATTTAAAACATTACTTATTTCATTTCTTTTTATTTTTGTCATACTACATCTACTACCACATTTCTTATATATAAATCATAAGTAGAATCTGGATTTAACTTTATTTTAATAACATTTATACCAGAAGAAAAATTACTTATATTATCCTCTAATTCATAACTTGTATAACTCATTGATGTTAAATACTTGAATGAGCTTATTACAGAATCTGTAGTTAAACCTGTACCAGCAGCATTTAGTTTACCGCCTTCTAATGAAATATTCCCAGGAGCACTACCTGTAATACCCTCTATTTTACCTTCAAAAGAAACTCTAATTTTGGTAGCATTAGAATCTTTTTTGAAAGGTAAAAAATCAGATGAACCGGCAAAACTATAATAATCATTACCACCACCACTTACTATTTGTTCTCTACTATTTGCATATATTGTATTACTTAAAGAAGTTCCAGTAGTATTACCAGTTGCTGATATATTCTCTATGGCTGCATCTAAAGCCGTTATTGCTACTGCATGAGAATTATTAGCTGATATAATATTACCGTCCTCTAAAGCAACACCAATTCTATCATATAATTTATCAGCAGACCATGTAACGGTTGTATCACCATCACCGGCTGTATCATCAATTCGTGCCAATGCAACACCACTTTCTGATTCAATTTGAGATACTGTCACATTATGTGGATTACTTACACTTTCTATATGTGATGTTAAATCTGATGAACTTGCACTACCTGAATGTGGATTTGCCGCATCAATATGTGATGTTAAATCTGATGAACTTGCACTACCTGAATGTGGATTTGCTGCATCAATATGTGTTTTTATGCTATTATTTCCATACCACGAATTTAATCCTTCCGTTTGTGTCACTTTGCCATAGCCACTACCAGTATCTACCCATAAATCATAATCACCTATAGTATTAGAAGAACTTTGATCAGCCGATAACCACCAACCATCGTTATTGGCATCAGTAAGAGCAATAGCATTAGTAGGGTAAGAAGAAGATTTAGGTACTAAGGCAGCACCATCCCCACTGGTTGCATCGGCTATACTTGTTGA